CTTCAGACTCCCCGCTGGTGCTGCCAAGCACCCGTTCTTTTGGAACGAGTTCTCTCGTTTTCAGGAGAATTGCTCCCCGAATGGTTGGTTGAGGTCCAATGCCCATAGAGTATGACTCCCGTTTATGGGAGTGGTCTGAAGCTCCTCGGCTCTCGAAACCTTCATCGAAGAGTGATAAACTCTCACTGGTTACCAATCCAGTGGATGAAAAGTTTCGGGTGCTGGGAAAGCAACAGTACCATTACTCTGACGTCATATCGAATTATTCGACAGGCGTCGTGACTCAGAGTCTTCAGCGGCTTGTGGAGGCCGCTAGAAGCTTTGAGTACATGTGGGGATTCAACCATCCTAGCTGGAGGTATCACAACCTTCAGCCGGGAATCGACGTTGGTGGTCCCTGGCAAAAACTCGATGTTACAATCGAGATCCTGGGACAGGAGGTAGAATGCCATAGGAGAGTCCTGACTAATACTTATCAGGACTTTCATGGCCTTCTATGTGCTTCTGTAGAAGTTCCGCCTTTAGCGGGACATCTTCAGGGCACCGTCCGCAATGATCTTTCATGGATCAGAGGGGTCGCTCCTACTCTACTTACGGATAATAGTCTTGACGCCTATGGCGCCACAGCTATTGCTCGTGTAGAGCCTACCAACCCAGCTGCCGATCTATCACAGGCTCTGGGCGAATTATACCGAGACGGTGTTCCATCTTTGCCTGGAAGGCAAGATGGTAACATTGGATCGGAGTACCTAAATTTGCAATTCGGTTGGAGTCCGACCATTTCTGATGGTCAGGACTTCATCGATAGCATTAGGCACTACGGTCAGATTTCTGACCAATTCGTCCGAGACAGTGGTAGATTAATTAGGCGGCGTTACGAGTTTCCAATTGAAACTAGTAACGTCGTATCGGTTACCACTAGTAGTCCTCCATCAAATGTAATTGGTGGATTGATACCTAATGGTAACTTGATACAGCTTGGCACGTTGACAAAGACCGTGAAAACGGTAAGCCGGAAGTGGTTTAGTGGTGCATTTACGTACTACTTACCCGCTAACGTCTTCCTACGCAATATCGCCGTCCTGGACAAGGCCTTTGGCATTGTTCCAGGCGTTGATACTGCATGGGCTTTGACTCCGTGGTCGTGGCTCTTGGACTGGTTCTCCAATGCTTCAGATGTTATTCATAACCTGAATGCATTTGTTGGTGGAGGACTAGTCATGCCATGGGGCTATGTCATGTCCGACACTACGGTCCGTACTGAGTATTCACTCGCTACGGCTCGTAAGGTCGAGATTGACTGGGTCCCATTGACGCTTACTAGTGTGGTATATAAACGCACTAGACAGCGACGAAGAGCCAATCCATTCGGTTTTGGGTTGACCTGGGACGGGCTTAGCTCGTTTCAGTTGTCAATCCTGGCAGCCCTCGGCATGAGCCGAGGGCGTTTGGCCTGGTAGGCAACAGTCTACTGGGTAAACCCGCTCCATTATGGAGCAACAGCCAGAAAGTCTCGTGATGTTCGCTGATCCTCAAACTGTCACCGTCAATGCGGTTGCCAAGAGTTTGGCTCGCACTGAATCCGGTGACCACCATGGCAGTTTTGAATCTGCTGCGGATGGTCTTGTGTTAGGCATTCAACATGCTCTAGCACGCCGGAATCGGTCGACAGTACGTCTCGATGTTAGTAAGACGTCAGCAGACCCACTCGTGCCAAGCACGAATAGGCCTTACTCGATGTCTTGCTACTTGGTAGTGGATGCGCCCCCTCAGGGGTTCACCACAGCCGAGATCACCCTCAATGCAAAAGCATTGATCGACTGGTTGGCCATTGCTGGCAACCAGACGAAGTTGGTGAATCATGAGGCGTAACAGGTGTTCTTTCTCGTCCCTACGATTGATTAAGTCGGAGGGTAGGACACCTGGATGAGAAGCGGACATCACTTCGGACTGGCGCACCTCTGAAAGGAGGACACCATGAAAAGCCGAAGTGAGATCTGGCTTTCTCTCCTAAGTGAAATTGGGAGAGATTGCTCGGTCAGCACCTCTCAAGACGAAAAGACAGTCTTGAGGCGAGTGAGAGCAGAGGGTGATTCGTTTTACACGATTACCCTTCCTGCCTTTCATCAGGACTTGATTATGAGTCTTGAGTTGGGTAGGATTCCGAACGATGCTTTTCCTGGCTTCAGCCGCCGAAGGGTGACGGATAGTCATGGTATTAAGCATCGCGGAGTCCCCGTATTTCTCGGTGGATTCCTGGATCTGCTCTTTACATCGGAGAGTACGATTCGTGTCGGTGAATGGCATTCTGAGGAGATCATCCTCGAGGAGCCAGTGCTGATGCCTGGACGTCATTTTGCGTTTGACGAACGAGCATCGAAGGCCGTCAGAGGCTTGCGGCAATTATTGCTGCTCTTCTCCAAAGAGAAGAACCTCTGTGATCCGTCAAAAACGGATCAGGCCATCGAAAGCTATACCGACACGGACAAGCACGTGACTGACCCTTTATTGATAGCCGTGGCACCATCCTCTTCGAGGAAGGTGCCGCCGCGGCTGCCAGAAGGATCATTAGGCTCATTTTTGGGCCAGCTCTTAGCCGTCTTGACGGCATGGTTTACCATGGTGAGCTGGTTCCTAGACATGGGCCCGGGGCCACTGCCGATTATCGGCGTGGGAATTTCAAGTGGATTATGCCTTTTTGGCTTGATCGACTTGAGTATTTATTCCCGTACTGGGAATATACTCTTCCCAATGCGAAATTCGCAAGGGAGGACCCCGATGTCACGTGGCTGAGCCCGGCGGAAGAGATACCGACTAGATTGGTAGCTGTTCCGAAAACGCAGACAACACCACGATTGATTGCGGAAGAACCTACTGTAATGCAATATATACAGCAGGCGATTCTGCAGCCGCTCGTGCGGGAGATAGAGTTAGACTCTATCTCTCGGTCCTTTACTGCCTTTACGGACCAAACACCTAATCAGGTGTTGGCTCGTGTAGGTAGTTTGGATGGGTCGCTGGCTACACTCGATTTGAGTGAAGCGAGTGACCGCGTTGCCAACTGGCTTGTTGAAGAGCTGTTTGGAGACTATCCAAATTTCTTGGAAGGAATCCAAGCGTGCCGATCAACGCGATGTCAGTTACCTTCTGGAGAGGTAATCCCTCTTCAAAAGTTTGCGTCTATGGGCTCGGCCTTGACATTCCCAGTGGAAGCGATGGTATTTACTGCTGTTGCCATCCTGGGATGTCTTGGCCTGTCAACGTCTCCGACGATGCCGTTGATTAAACGGCTAGTCGGCTCGGTGCGTGTTTACGGAGACGATATTATTGTCCCCGCGAACAAGGCCGTAGCTGTGACCGAAATGCTAGAAACTTTTGGGTTTCTAGTCAATCGGCGCAAGTCTTTCTGGACTGGACCGTTCAGAGAGTCTTGCGGGAAGGAATACTTCAACGGATCTGACGTGTCAATAGTCAGGTCTCGAGAGGTATTTCCGACCTCACGGCGCTGCGTTAGGGAACTGGTATCACTTGTATCTTTCCGCAACCAACTTTGCGAGGTTGGGTGGTTGGATACAGTGGAGATGCTTGACACAGAGATTCTTCGCCTTTTGGGCGGACGTTTCCCTTATGTGTCGAGTAACTCGCCTCTTTTGGGGCGTGTTGGGCCTCAGCCACCGGAGATTCACCGGATGTCTGGGACCTTGCATCGTCCTGAGGTAAATGGGTATTGTCTTGATGTGAGACTTCCACACTCACCTCTCAGCGATATACCAGCTCTCACTAAGTGCCTTATGCATCCGGAAATTCCGGAACAGCAAAGGAATCACTTAATGCGCAGTGGACGACCGCGAGCCGTCGGCTTAAAGCTCGCGTGGGCTCCAGTGACTTAGACGTGTCACTGGAGTGCTGAGGCTGGTGACCTCAGCAGAGGAGATGAA